ACAGCGCCAGGGATGTTACCTACGATAAATCCTAGCGCTGCTCCCGCAACACTTCCGACTAATGACATTAAGTTATAAATGGCCCCTAACTACTTTTCGCTACCGCCTTCCTTTGTTGTGACTGCTAGTAGTCGCGCGTGCGACATCTGATGTCGCACACCAGGCGTTGTATTCTACCTTTTTACAGCGCTACGCGCTGCCCTGCCGGGGGCTATATGTAAATCTCCCAGCAAGCTGGGATCCCTTTATTCAATATTTTCAATATTCCAACGATCTAAAGACATCTGTGAAACATCTGGAGCAAAGTTCGCAAAAACGATTACATGCGGTATCTGAAATCGTTTGGCAATGGATTCGTACTTCGTAGAGAGGAAGTATCCGTTCTTGAATTGTTCGACGAGTCCGTATGGAAAGACACCTTCGTTGCTTCTTGCCCAATCGAAGAAAACATATTTTTCGAATTGATACGCGTAGTGGATATCGGCGTGTTTTCCTCCGGTGATAATGAAGGATTCGCAAGGTTTGAAGTGCATTGCGAAATAGGACTTCCCGACATTTCCGGTACTCTCCCATCGCCATAAAACCTCTCTCTTACTAGGGACGGCTGCCAATGTCTGGCATAAAGCCCACTGCCAATTGATTCGGGGTTCAAATACTGGCAACTCCAGAAACACTTCATGCTGCAATTTGGTGATACGCACCATGGGCATGAATCTGGGATACTTCGCCATCTGTTCACCGTAGCCGGTTTCCAACAGTTCGTAATTGGTGGTTCCTGAGAGTAAGGCACTTGTGAATTCTTGTAGGTCTCTTCTGCGACCGCCTTCATTAACTGGTTCCACTCCTCCAAACCATGGTCCTGCAACACGGCTTTCTTCCTTGGTGCAGTACGTTTTCGCTTGGAGGTGGGTGCCCTTTCGAGGTTCGGCGTGGCAGGGAAATCTGGAGACGAAGGTACGGAGACGACATCGTTGTTTAAGGACCACATATCCTTGGAGATGTTCTCGTTGGGTTTCAGGGCTGATTTCCTTTTGGTAGGCATAGTAGGAGCAAAGGGGTTCAAGGGCTGCTTGGACTTCTTCGGTAGACAGGCTCCCATGATTTTCAAAACGAGTAAAAAGAAAATATTTTGATTGCATTTATATGGGACTGGCACCTGGGACTGGGACTGAGGTGGGGGTAATAATAAACCTTCGGTTTCCCCACCTCTTAAGTCCCGCGGATGCCTTCCTTTTTCGTCCATTTTTTTTTTCATCTCCATGCGGTCAGTGCCACTGTGCACATAAATAAAGCACAGTCCCAACACAAACATGGACGTTTGGTACATTGACACAATAGAAGATGCTATTCAAGTTGAAGAACTAGTTGAATTCTGGCATGATAACGAACTATGGGATCTCATTCCAACAGAAACTAAAAATGCATACCTACTGGTTTTACGTGAATGGGGTTTATTATAATAAACTACGCTCCAACAATAGCTTGTCTTAATGGGGCATTATCACCATCCGGTTCAATAACTTCAGCTGTAACTTGAGCAACAGTAGCAGTCCAATTTCCAGTATAAGATCGGTTAATAGGAATAGTTTTATCCTTTTGGACGTGATAGTAAGCAGTGTCATACTGCATATACCCAACACGAGTAGGGCCCGTATTGACAACTTGAGTACTATCAACTTCGGAGGAAACTTTAGCAACAACTGGAGCTGGTTTAAAAATAAACATAGGAACAAATGTCATTCCCTTTACCATGTTCAAACCAGATATATCGGCACGCTTAATTAACTTGTTAACAGGACGCGTAAATTCAAATCGAACTGTCATACCCATTGGCAAAACAAATTCTTTCTTTGCCATGACTTTCCAGTATCGTTTAAAGCTAATATTGGTTGTAGGGTCTTCTCCATATAAATTGCTAGTTGGATAACCAGGCGTTGGAGTTCCAGAAGACAAGGTAGTTTGACCCATTACGGTTTGGGTTAACGACAAATTAGTCATATCAGTTGCCCAAACATCAGTAGGTTCTGACGTTGAATCAATTTTAGCCATAAGCCAATAAACTTCGCAATGAATCGCAATATTTTCAAGGTTACTTAATGACATTGATGATTTTTGATACGAACAATATATAGTCTCGGATTGAGGAGCATTCGAAACAGCACCTAATTCGGTGTTTCCACTAGTACTACGATTGGGGTTAAGTTCGAAGACATTTGTTGCTGAGGTTGATCGATCATTTTCCGCAGAAGCGTCGGGAGTAACCACAATCAATTGATTTCTGTGGTGAAAGTAACGACCGGTAGCTACAGTTTGAACACCCAAATCTCCGGTTATGATACCGGTATAAGTGTCCGTAAATCTGATTCGACCTGCAAAAGAATGCTTTCTTCGCCGAGGCCCGGGCATACGAAATTTAATAAGAGTCATGTCTTGCAGTACATGAGCAAGACGACTAATCTTCGTATACCTTCGTTTAACTGACCCTCTTCTTTTTGCAAGTGGTCTTCTCCATTTGGTGGTCTTGACTTCCTTCTTTTGTTTCTTAGGTTTCCGAGTAGACACACTAGTAGCTTTACGTTTTGGAGCCATAGGGGAAGAACTATAGAGCGATTTTGCATTATAACCAAATTCTGCTCCCAAAACAGCGCCAGGGATGTTACCTACGATAAATCCTAGCGCTGCTCCCGCAACACTTCCGACTAATGACATTAAGTTATAAATGGCCCCTAACTACTTTTCGCTACCGCCTTCCTTTGTTGTGA